TCCGCTTGATGTTGGCGTTACAAATCCGTCGCCGTCAACTATAATGTCATCGGCAGATAAACCTGTAGCTGAACTATATGCTAAATTTCCGCCTTCAAGAGCTGTGTCATAATCTGTATCTTGGGGTTTAATAGAGCCGTCACTAGTACTTTTACGAATAATGATTTGGTCGCCTTCGCTAACTGTAATACCTAATGATGAGATATCAACAACATTTGTAGTTCCGTCGGCAATAATGCTACCGTCGTCAACTCGTATTGCCCCATAGTTTCCAAGTGTTGTAAGTAATGATGTTATATTAACATAGCTACCTTGTAACACCGGAGTTAATAAAGTTATAACTCCGTTAATATTAATAACATAATCAGTTGGTATTACTAGCGTTCTAGTAAATGTTGCTGTAGAATTAGTAATATTATTAAACAAAATTTGATCTAACTGTACTTGTGTGCTTGATAAAACTCTAAGTATTCTAGTGTCATAACTAATTGTATTTGTTACATCAGGACTAATAGACAATACATCTCCTGCTTTTAATGATGCCGTATTTGAAACTTCTAATATGTCAACTCCTGCTATATTTTTTGTAAAATAAAGAGTCCCGCTAGGTTGAGTATTTGGGGGATTGCTTAATACAACCGTTGAATATGTTGATGGAGCAACTGGGGGTGAGTAACTCACAACAGTTTGTCCGGATGCAAATCCTGTTCCGATAACGCTCATGCCGTGTACAATTGTACCGGTTATATTGGATATTTTTAATGTCGATCCTTCGCTTCCTGATTGTTGGTATGTAGCATGTGCATCAGTTATTGTGACACTAGTTGTAACTGTCACCTCCGGATTAAGGTCCTGTAAATTAAAATTATAATTTAGTTGTACGCCGTCCGATTCATAGGACTCAACAGCTAGTTTGGCTTGATATACGTTTAACTCAGTTCCTGCGTCAGGAGTATAAGGTAAATTATACAAATATTGACTTGCGGCGGCAGTAACAATATAATCATCAAATGTAGTATCAACAGTAGCCCACTTATCACTAGAGTATGGCAGACTATCCCATCCGCGAGCTAACTCAAATCCTAAACCGCTGACTATAACGCCGCCGTAATCTATACCTTCCATTAACTGTGATAAATCTTTTCCTAATTCTCCGGCTGATGGATCATAGTAGTACTGTATTCTATCTGCCGCATTTAGTAATGACCAATCTTTGATATAGGTTACTGTAATAACTGCATCTTTAGCAGGAGCTGTAGCGAATGTTAATGTACCATAGTATCTAGTATATTCGCCATTTGAAGATTTTGCCATTGATAATTTATATTCGTCTCTCAATACCTCAGTGCTAGTTGTTAGATTCTTAAGTTTTATAGAAACTGTTGCTTTACCAATTCGAATATCCGGAGCCCAAGTTAACACGAATTGTTTTTGTGAACCGGTAGCCACAAACATTTCTGTTTCTTGCAATTGTGTAATCACATACTGACTTGTTGTTCTATCAAATTTAATTTTAATAAGGTTTGATCTTACAACTCCGTCGCCAATAATCGCAACTGCTGTGGATGGAGTTCCAGTAGTATTACCATCTATTATAATTTTTGGCGCTTCTAAATATCCAGAACCATTACTTAATAATGATATTCTACTTAATTTTCCGTTTGAAATAAATGCTCTAGCTGTTGCGCCGGTACCGGAATTACTAACAATTCGAACTGCGGGCGGTGTTAGGTATCCGCTACCAGGATTTGTTACAACAATTTGTGTTATTTTAAAACCTGCGTTGTCCAACCAATATTTCCATGGATATGAATTGATTGTAGGATCATTGCTTTGAATCACTCCGTTTACTACTGTACTAGTTACTGGAATTACTGATCCATTTTCTAATGTAGGTGGTAGATCAAAATCAGTAACCGCAGTTTGACTATTATCAAGTGTATTATAAGAACTAATATATTCTCTAATCTTTGTTCTGTAGGGTTTAACTTCGTCAATATAACTTTCAAAATCTGATAAATTATCATTTTTATAAGTTACTGGTTGATTTAGATTACCTACATTATGCTGTGCCTTAACAAAACTTGTTTTAAAAATCCAATCAATATATGTTTGTTCGTTAAATGCGTATCTTACATTGCTAAAAAATAAATTTAAATACTCTTGTTTTAAATAATCGACAAATATATTATTTTTTAATGTATTAAGGATTATTCTTAACTCGGTTGCGGCAGTATTATCAAATGTTCCGCCGTCATATAATGCCGAGTCATAACCATAGACAGTATTTGCATATTCATATAATGTTGAGCTTAGTTGTATCGTTCCATTTTGCTGGCCGACTACTCTATAACTAGTTGTCCAATCAATAGTAGCATTATTGGAATACTTTTCTAATAACACCCATGTAGAATTTGTTGTAGTTCTAACCTTAACTGTTTGTCCGATAAAAGCGTTAATAAGTCCTAATTCTGCAAATGTGTTAACTGCATGATCAGTCGCAGTAAACTGATTATATCCTGTGGCATACCAGTCAGCATAACTCCAAAATTTCCTTGTATCGTAAGATTGTCCGTTAACTCGAGACCAAGTTTCGGTAGTCGGTTCATAAGAATATATGCTCCATATACCCTCAACTTGACTATCATTTTTTACAAGTATTGAATAATTTCTTACATTTAAGAAAGTATTATTATCATATCCTTCTCCTGCAGATACAATTGTAACTCCGTTGATTTGTCCATTTGAATTAAGTACTGCTCGTAACACCGCACCTGTCCCAGAACCACTTACAGTAATATATGGTGCTACTAGATACCCGTTACCTTTCTCTACAATAGTAACACCAGTAATCTTGCCATCGACGATTGATGATACTGTTAATGTCGGTTTCTTAAAACTACCAATGTTAGCAAATCTAATTTCTGCATCAGTATCTATCACAGTGTCATACAATCCTGTGATAACATTTGGCAATTTATCGTAGCTGTTTAATTGAGTTAAATCTCGTTGATCTGTTATTTGATTCGTGATCAATACTCGATTTGTTTTTTCAACAAATTGTTTTAATGCTTCGAATCGATTAACAAACATTCCCTGACGTGGTCGATTTTCAATACCGTAACGTAACTTAACTGGTAATGCTGGATCCGGAACTACTCTACCTGCTATGTCTTTGCCGCATAAACTATCGATCCATTTTTGTTCTATCCTATCCGGTATCTCAGAATTAATGTCATTTGATATTAATTTCCACTGACTATGTATGTTGCTCTGTGTAGATACATTATCTGAAATCCAATATTCAACTGATAACACTACATTGTTATCTTCTAATAAAGATTGACAATTAACTAGACTAAAACTATTTGCACTAGTTAATGCTAGATATTTGTAACCTTCTCCTCGAGGATTAGCAATCAAATTAGCCACATCAATAGCGGCCATACTTCTACCCAATGAGGAAGGAATCGTTTTTTTATTCTTTACCCAATAGTAGTAAATATTTTTAAAAGTTTTTGCAACAGCATCATATTTTCTAACGACACTGTAAACAGTACTATCATATAATGATGTTCCGCTGATTCCAATTGCTAGTCCAGCATCGGTATCGGCTGTAGCATTCCATTCTGCAGGTTTTAATTTAGATTCAACCCACTCATAAATATCAATACTTGCTCCGAGAAATAATGTATTCCATGTACTATTTCTATAAACAACATCTGAAAAATCGTGGCTTTCAATAAATTTTGCAGTGCGTAAATCCCACCAGAGTGTTCCTACTTGATCTTTTGTCCAAGCCATTCCGTCATCTACTGTAACTGATGAATTTCCTACTGAATATGTTGCCGGATCATAAAATGTTTTATATTTTATTTCCTGATCAGCTATCCCTGGAATTTTTCCTTGACTAGAATCAATTGCATCGAGATAGGAAACAATAGTGTTTGTTAATTTATTATATAAAAACGCTTTTTTAATTCTCTTTAAATTAACAGTGGCGCCTTGTGAATATATCGGTTTCCAACTAAAAGTTCCGTTTACTTTATTACAGTCGTAAAGTTTTCCAGACAGTATTCCGTTATCAAGTTGGTATGGTGCTCCTACTATAATTCTATTTGATCCAACTGCAAACCCTGCGCTATATTCAGAATGACTATCTGCTTGATTTGTCGTTAGGCTCTCGCTAAACACCCATAAATCTAAATATCTATCATAGACATCGATTCTACCAGTATCTGGTTTATCAAATAAGAAATATGTTGTTGCATTGTCAAATGTTGTTTTATTGTTGTCAAATACAATCGTTTCTCTTACTGAAGAATTAGGGCTAAACACTACTAATGTTTCAGAATCATTCATGAAACTTAGTTTTGTTCCAAAAAATTCAGCAATTGACGGATTGTTATTAACTAATTCCTGTATCTGGCTGTATCCGTTATCAGTTTTAGTATAAATTAAAACTGTTCCTTGATCAATTTTTTCACCGTCGTATAGAACTGAGCTTATGGCAATATATGTTCCGGTATCACTTATAGTTAACCCCTCTCCAAATCGTGCATCTAATCCGTGTATAGTAGTAAACAATGAATATACACCATTTATATTTGTGTATACTAGAACCTTTCCTGGATTATCATCTAGGCTAGGAGCAGATACTGCTAAGATACTTCCATCTTTGCTAACAGCTATAGAATATCCAAATCTGCTAGTGGTATTTAGGCCAGTTCGTGGCAAATCTGTTTGTGTATCATATTGCCAATTAGTAGATGTAAATTGTAATACTCCTGCAGGTGTAGAGTCTGGGGCGGCGCTTATATATAAGGTAGTACTATCTACTACTTGTGTAACTGTTTGTCCGCTTGTAAATCCTATACCGACAATAGACATACTTGCTGTTATGCCGGCGGTATTTGATATTTTTAATACGATTCCATTACTGCCTGTTGGATTATATGCTGAGCTAGCCATAACATTAGTTAGATAACTTAATCGATATACTCGTCCGGCTTGGTGCGGAGCTCTCCCTGCCGCTGTTACAAACATAGTGTTGCCGTCAAACGCAATGTTTGATCCAAACAGTTCATTTTCAGCAGGAGCAGGACTTATGATTGAATCTACCAATGTGTAAATGTTACTTGAATCTTTCTTGTATAAAGAGATTGCCCCTTGATTAACCGATCCTGAATTATAGTCAGCACTATCTGTATTAACAGCCGTATATAAATCACCAGGTTGTGGGTTTGTTGATACATAGCTAGCTAGAGGAGTACCTGTTGCTAACCAAGTTCCGTCTGGGCTCATAGCAATCACATCACCTAGATAAACAGCATTATGTTGTCCTAGTCCATCAACTGTTAGTACAGGAGGTTCAATAGTTGTTCTTTGTATCCACGGCGATACTAGTCCTGCTCTATCATAAACAATAACAGTTCCGTTATTGTTTGTAATTGCCATGATTGTCCCGGCAGAATTAATAACTATTTGTTTTCCTCGTCCTAAACCATAAGTCGGTTCGTTGTTTACTATTTCTGTATTAGAATAAACAGGGTTATATTGCCATGTTTCCCAATCATAATTTGTCCCTTGGCCGCCAGTCCATAATAGCTCTCCCGATTTTATTTTCTTAGGACGAACACTATCAACATCATTGATCGAATTTATCTTTTGTGATCTAAAAACAAAAAGTACAATTTTTTGCTGTTCAGTAAATGAGCCAGATGGTGTAGTGCTTAATGACGCAGATAATGTCATTGTGTTACTGACAACAGATTTAATTTTATAAAATCCATTAAACGCACTAGTTTGATTAATGCCTACCCATTCTCCAACTTTTAAACTAATATTTGTTTTAGTTGTTATTGTTATTTCTTTATTATTTGATGAATATGTTACATTTGTAATTATTAATTCAGCATTGGTATATCGATAGACGTTCCAACTATTATTTTCAAATCCGCACCAAATGTAGTCACCGCTTACAAATGTTGTTACATCCTGAGATGCGATATCATCAATAATCGATAATGCAACTTTGACTTGATCAAGTCTAACATGGCCAGGAGTACGCAAATAATATGTTGGATCAACAAGTGTTGGCCAGATATTATTTTTATAACCAACCGGTTTTAAATAAATGTCATTAGGAGTTTGTCGAATAATAAAATCATTTAATGACGGGTCGACATAATTGACCAATTCAAATCCTTGAGGATTATTTTTAAATAATCCCTCGGGCATTATAAACTCAACGTTTTCAAAAGAAGAACTTGCACCGTATTGTCCCATACGAACTGCCCATTCTTCATAAAAACTTACACTTTCTTTACCTTCTGCGCTAAGGACATCAAATAGTTTATTAAGAACATTTTTTGTTCCTTTTTCAATTATCATTCCTTGATAAAATTTAAATTCGCTAACATCATCTTGAATAATATTTTCAAGATATTGACGCTTTTGATAACCAACTAGATGCTGTGCCATCGTTTGCTGGCTAATATCAAAGTTATCACTGTCTAAACTATAAAAGTCTGTGAATTGTCCTGCTTTATAATTCCAATTCGGCAATAGTTGAGGCTGTGGTTTTTTATCTAGTTTTATCCAAGTAGTGTGTTCAAAAATGTTTGTACCGGCAATCGCAGAGGATGCGCTATAGTAAAATTCTTTATACTTAACAATATCGCCAAGTGAATAATCTTTCCATTCTTCCCAGTTTTGAATCCTAGCTTGATCAAAAATAAATCCAGGAGCGTCGAAGGATCCAATCCAACCACCACTTACATATCCCGATACACGTATACGTTCTTGTCGATAACCACTTTCAAGATTATAAATGGTATCGTTAAACATAGTGGTATTGTTTAAAATAACCACTTGCTCTTTTTGTACTAGATAAAAACTGGCACTATATATTCCGTCAGAGCCGACTGGAATATAACTAACCGAATTATTACTTCTATACGAATTTAAAAACTCCGGATGTATTGGAGTTCCGTCAACTTTAAAAATTTCATATTCATTGAATGATTTACGAATATCATCTACTACTGCTAATGGTAAAGAAAACGTTATTTTTGCGGCTGAGGGGCTTAGACTAATTACGCTACTACCTAGCATATTCAATCCGTCAAGTTTAACAAATAAAGTACTATTAAAAATTTGACTCGCAGAAACGTCAGTAGAGGCTCTATAATAATCGCCGTTATATCGAACAATATTACCAGCTTTAATTGCAGTATTAGGAGACCAGTCAGTCCACTTGTCCTGGCCTGTACTCCAGTTTTGAGTAGTCCAGAATAAAAATTCTTTGGCACTAGTGTCCCAGTTGGATACTTGTGCTAAGGTTGTGTTAAAGTCGTCAAATATAAATCCTTGATCTGTTAACCATTGTCCGTACCCTTGTAAGAAATCTACAACTTCTTGTACTGTTCTAAACTTAGTACCGTATGGGACTGTTGTAACATCAGCTCTATCCCACTCTGATCGTAAGTAGGCCGTTTGTCCGCCTACTACAGGAAGCTCGGCAAGTAGTTCGTAAAATTGAATATTGAAAGTATCAGTAGTGGTATGTAATGATTTTGCTCTATAAAATTTATTATTGTATTCTACAATTTTGCCTGCGGCATATCGAGAATTAGCTGTCCATGTACTAAATGATTCTGAAATTCCACCAACATTAATGCTTAACCCAATTCCCATTGATGAATAGCATTTAAAGTAAGGTTGGGTTTTACTATATCCTTTTACTTCGTATCCTGTGATTGTACCTATTGATGTTTTTGTAATAATTACACCGCTATAGGTAATTTTTTTAATAGGACTAGAACTATTTAAAATAATGCTATAATCTTCTTGAGGGACAAAAACGCTTCCCTGACTTAATGGCGTTTTACTATCTAGCAGTAAACTAAATTTTTCTTTGCTAGTAAATGCTCCGACTCTATAAGATAATCTTGCACTAATATTCATTAAATCATAAACATAAGAAGTATAAGATTTTAAATTATCGCTCAAAATATAATCAATTATATAATTTATAATTCCAGAAGTTTGTACACTAGTATCACTAGAATATATGCTAGGTATCATAATGTTGCTAGGAGAAATTCTTAATCCAGTTTCTTTATAAATTAATTGTCCAGAAAGATTCCGTACTATTCTCGATCTATCTAATAACACGCCAAATGTTTTAGCAGGTTGTAACAACATAATTGTACGCAACACACTAAACGGATAATGACTACTTCTTCTCCACGCAGACTCAACTGGACTAATATCTCCAAATACAAAATCAGATTCAGTTGCTTGTGTTATTACACCTAACGCTAATCCAGAGAACGCTGGACTTAATACACTACCTTGATCGTCAACTGGGATGTAAGTATGCAACACAGGTCTTGCAAATTTTAAATTTATTCTGGGCGGTACATTAGGTTCTCTAATTGTTCCTGTAGCAAGATCTTCCCATAAAATTTTATTTTCACTTGTATAAGGCGCTGGACCATATACATCTTGCCACCACGACGGTTCGATAGTAAATCCTAACATTTCCCAAGGACAGATATTAGGACGATCTGTATCTAACATCCATCGATAAATTCCTTTCCAATACCCAGGTAAACTGCGGCCATCAGGGGCGGAATTAAATCTATAATTAAATGTAAACGGGTCTGTTCTATCGTAGTTTAATGACTTAGTAAAATCTCTATCGACTAAGCTGGTCCATTTATAAAAATCAGAAGCAAGCACTTCATTAAATTCATCTAATGAATAGTCTGTATTTCTCGAATAACCCGGTATCTCATCGTAAATATCAAATACAGTTGGATTGTATTCGACTTTAATATTATTGAAAATTCTCTTTTCTAATTCTAATATTAAGTCATCTCTGTAGTCACCATAAGCTAATACTTGACTTCCGTCGTGTCCTTGTATCATGGTTCTTGGTGTTATTAAAGAAGTATCTTGATAAATCATGGGCTCGTACTTAGGCCATATTCCTAATTTGGTAGGAGTTGCCGGAATAAAAGAACCATTAGTATTATCATATTCATCAATAACTATAGTATCGCCGGTAGCAATATTTGCTGTGATTATAACAAATCCTTGATCACTAAAAATATAATCTCGCTTATATAAAAGCTGTTTACCATTTAGATAAACTAACACTGCTTGTGTAGATAATACTTCCATGCTGAATATATTAACTAAAGGATATGTCTTAATTCTATAATCAACTACAGTTAATGTATTTCTAGAACGTGCGGTATAAGGCACCATATCACTAAAATAATACGGAGAAGTTTTTGGTTTGTCTTGATTTATCTTTTGTAATACAAGATTTACACCAGATACCGGATCAGTATCAAGGCCAAGTGTTGAAGCAACTGCTATAAAATTTTTCTTAAATTTATTATAGTCTTCTTTTGAAGATTCGATCGCATTAATTATATTATTATTTTCGCTAGTAATATGATACAAACTTAAACTTACAGGCCCGCTGTGCTGAACAAATTTTGTTCCGTATTGTGTAACATTACCTAAATCTCTAATATTAACATAATTAGAATATGGTATATTATCTACTATAGAATTAACATGATCCATAACTTCGCCAAGAGTGAAGTCGCCGATGTTGTTGTTTAACGGGTTGTTTTGTAAGTTGACCGGTATTTCATAATAGCCATTTTTATTAATAGGCTGAGAAGCAAATGCTCGTATCGTTAATACATCAGTTAATGCTATCGGAGTTGTTAGTACAATTTGTTTGTATACCGGAGTATCTATTAAATTCCAAAGTGCCGGATTTAATCTAACACCATTTATATAAACTTTTACAATTAAATCATTAAGATTATTAATATCATCAAAAATATCAATGTTAAAATTATTTGTAAGGGTTGAATTTTTATAAATTCTAATTGCGGCTTGAATAGTATTAGATTGGCAAATTTGCCAGCCGTTAACATATACGATGTTCGATGAATCAATTTTTTCTAAGTAACCGACATCGATATTTTTAACTACTACGCCAGTGTTGGTTTTATATTCAAATTGATCAGTTAATAAATTAAAATTAAAAACAATATCTCCGATATTATTAATATTTTTATATGATAGTGAAAACCCAAGTGTAGCATCTATAGTCCCGGTGCCAACTTTATAAGAAAACAGCGGTGTTCCTGAGAACGTAGATCCACTATAAACACTAGCATCTCCGTAGCTAATTCCATTATCGTCAACTACATCAAATAACGGTGTTTGATTTAATTTTGTTTTTTGCTGTGCTAATTTCCAAGTAGATCCGTTATACCAATAGGTATTTCCTTGATTCTGTGTACCTTGTTTAATTATAGAACCTTGCCCTACTACTGGATCTGCTTCTGGAACTAAATGTATTTGGCGGCGGCCGTCTAATGTTAAAAATTCAACTTTATAAATTTTATTTTTTACTAATACATCAGTATCTGCCGTAAATAAAATACGCTGGCCCTGTGCTACTGATATTCCGTCAATATTGTAACCTAGCTGACCTTCAATATTGCTAAAGACATCTTTAGTATAATTGTCAACAAGGTCAATATCGTCGATAGCGATTGATCCAAAATTAAATAATCTTAGATTAGCCTCAAATTCAATAATTGGTCTTATTGCTCGAGATGCTTGATTTAAGTCGGCTACAGTTCCGTTAATTTTTGCTGTGTTAGCTATAACGTCTTTATGAAACCAACGATTATAACGACTCCAGGGGTTTCTATCCTTACTTGCTCTATTAATAATAATATATTCAGGAATACCAGCAAAACTAGTTGCATCACTGAATGGTAGCGAATCAAAAGGACTATTATCAAATAAAATAGTTTCCGAAGTTGTATAAGTGCTTAACAATTCTAAAATAGAAGTGTTTATTAATTCAATCGCTGTTCCAACTCCTTCAACATAGTACTCTCCTGTTGCATAAGATGCTGGTGTTACGTTTCCTATAAATTGAACTTTCATTCCATTAGTAAGACTAATTCCATTAGGAAGTGTATAAGATTTTTTTCCTAATACATCAGTTTCAATATTGATAAAAGTATTATCATCTATAGATAAAATTTCAAACACTCCGCCTAGATTAGCATTAGCGGTGCTGGTATAAAACAGCAAATCAGGGCAAGTATATGGTACTGTGAATGTAATTGTACCTTTTTCTATTGACGTAACTACTTTTCCTTTTTCGTTTTTATAAACTAGTCCTTGATCTAAAAACGGATATGCTTGCCCAGATGCTCGGGCTGTCTTAATCATAAGTGGATTTGAAGGGCTGTTTACATTAAATGTATATGTTTGTCCTCTATACAATTTAATTACAGGATCTCTTTCTAATCCTGGAGGAGTAAAAACATACTGATCATCTCCGCCCACTGTTTCAAGACTAACAGTATATTCGCTATTAATTTTTAATTGCTGTCCGGCAATCTTAATCGAATCAGGACCATATGGCAACCAATAGTAGTTTTGAAAATTAACAAACTTATCCCAATCAATATGCGGATCCCAAGAATACATTTCTTGTTTATTCAGCCGTGCATGATTTTTAGTATTACCGCCAAAAACGCCTATTTGATTAATATAGTCTGCATAATCTTTAAAGAACGTAGTATTGCCTAGCTTGTCGTTAACTATGAATCCCGGTTCTAGCTGATAATTTTGTCTATCGGTAGTCGGTGCTGTAATAAAAATATCACTGCCGGTGGTAGCTTTTGCATTTTCTCTACCAATAAATCCATTAATTTTATTAACTGTTCCAGGACGAGTTAATTGATCTACTGTTGCTTGTAAGAATTTTTTATTAGCATCAGTTTGATAAAATTTAGGTAGAAAATCTGACGATGTTGCATTGCCAGCATTTGGGTTTACACTATCAACCATTAGTTACTCCGTACGGTGAACTTGTTACGTTTTGTTGGGTAGTATTAACTACATTAGAATTAGTATTTGTAATTGCTTTAATTAAACTTGGTGTTATTGAAGTAATAATTTCAATGTCATCAACTGTTGCTCCATTAATGAACAACTGATCACTAGCCGATTTAATCTCAAATAAACTACCAAAGTTTAAACCGCTTTGACGCGGTACAATCACAAAGTTAGCAATATATGGAGCGGCTTGATTCATTACATAAGTCGACAATTCAGTAAAGTAAAATGTATCACCGAAGTCCCAATTATCTAAACTAAAAAATTGATTAATCGCTGTAATTACTTTTACTTTAATATCATTATCAGATATAACTTGCGCTGGATTTTTAATTACTTTAAAACTTGCCTGAAGATTATCTTCGGCAATTGTTCCAAATAAAACTTTATAGCTAACCGGATGATAAATCACTTCATCACTTATTGATTTAATTAAACTTAATCCCGGATCTATAGTATCATATAATTCTGCACTGCTAGGCGGTAGTGGTTTAGTAACTGTAGAATTACTAATCCATTGTCTAAACAATGTATCATACCCAGAAGTTAAAACAAATACATCAATAATATTAGTTGCGCCTGGATCAATGCGACTATCGTAATCTGCACTATGGGTGTACTGAAATTTAATTTTGTCTCTACCTACAAATACTTTATAATCAAGACTTGCAACCAACGGTTGATTAGCGGCGGTTAATTTTTTAACTACACCAGTTTTTACAAAATAAAAATATTGCGGAAATGTATATTGATTTCTATCACCAACTAGCGACTCATCGGCTAGTATTTTTACCACAGAATTATTATAATTTTCCACATATCTATAATCTTCTTGGCCTTGACTAATTGTATATTTCTCTTGTAGAATATACCTTGTCCAGTCAGTAGCTATCGGATTTACAATATTTAAAAATAATTCTGGGTTATCGACTACACCATTATCGTCGGAATCGGCAAATGTAATTACTATTTTTTTATTATCAATATAGCCATCTTGTCCTGCATACTCAGACACAACTTCCCAAGGATAGTTTACAGTAAACGGATATCCCACATCGCTAGCAGGATTTGAATTTACATTTAAAACATTGACAATATCTTTAATTACTGCATCGCTTCGACTATCATAAATCTTACGTGTGCTATCAAAAAAGAATCTAACTTGAGCATCGCTTTCAAAAATATACTGTTGTTCTCTACTAGTTACTGTGTAGTATTCATTGTCGGTGGTAAACAAAAGTAACCAGCTAGCATCTTGCTGTTTACTTGTAACATCGCCTTGCTTTGCTGTACTAAATTTTGAAATTAAATCTAGATTTGCTTCAAAAACAATTTTCCATAATTGTACAGTAGCATCATATCTTAAACCAAATGGTTTGTTTGAATCTATTAGATCGATCATCGTGGTGATAGTCGATGTATCAATAACCGTTCTCCATTTAGGAACAATTTGTGTGATAATAGGCTTACTAAATGCGGAAGAAGGTATTGGACGATTTAAACTAATCGGACCAAATCCTGTTGATAGCACTCCGGTGCCAACTGCCGTTCCGTCGTCTGCAACAGATACGACCTCTGTCCATATAGTTTTTACATAACCTGCAGTAGTTGATGTGGAAGTTTGTACAAGTTTATTTTCTCTATTAGTATCAAAATAATAGCCGTTTGGTGCGGTAAACTGTACCAATGCTCCAGGTTTTAAATATTTTAAATCTGTACTAGTATAAGATCCAACTTTATATATTGTTCCGTTATTAATATCTCCAATGTACCCAGAGGATGCGTTTGCATCAGTAGTTACATTATTCCATACAATGTTTAAACTTGCTGTAATAAAATTAATAAATTTAGAGTAATAAAAATTACGTAGATTTGCTCTCTTAAGAATATCAAAAATATTATTGTAAATAACAACTTCAATATCTGTTTTACTTTGATAATTGAATCTATACTGACTAGTATATTCTTCTGTATACAATACTCCGTCGTCGGCAAATAAATTTGTTGAACTATATTTTCCAGTAGGATCTGATAGATCAAAATAACGACTAATACCGCTACTAGTTCTATTAACTGCTTTTACTTTTGCAACTTGTGTGCTTACAGATAACGGACTAATATTATAATCTTCACCAGTAATCATACGATTTTGTGTATAATATGTCTGCGGCGCATTAGCTTTAATACTATCATTTGATTCTGTAGCAACAGAATTTGTAACTGTATAAGTTAAAGAAAGTGTAATTGTTAGCGTTTGTAATTGATTTTGTGCAGAAAAATAAGGCACATCAATTGATACATTTCTAATATCTCTCGGGTTGATTGCGTATTGTAAACCATTACTTACTCTATAGTAGGTTCTAAAAGTTCCCAGCGGCAAATCTCCAAACGTGCCGTCGCTAAACTGTAAGCTGAATCTATCACCGGCTCGAGTTATTACGCTGTAGATATTTCTGATATTTTTATTAATACTATTATAGATTATGTTGTTACCTTCAAAATTACTAACCGGTGTCCATAAATCAGTCTCGGCACTGTTTCCATCTAGTCGATATAACCATACATCTGAATTATTAACATCAGTACTGTCGATATCAACAGACTGATTACTGCTAGGTTGTGTTATTGTAAACAAGCCAGTGTTTAGTGTTCCTTGAACAAAATTTAAAAAGAATCCGCTTGATGCACTACCTAATCCTTTACCGTCATCTCTATAAACACATGCTAGACGATTTCCAATTTTTGGAGCTTCTTCATAGATATAAGACTGTCCAGTAAAAGATGTACTAGTAATTTCAAATGGCATTGTTCTACCGTCAACAGTTTTAGTGAAAGAATATACAGGGACATTTGCATTTGCTCCTTGTATACGATATTGTTCTGTTGGAATTCCGTAGATGTTTGCTTTACTTGCTGGATTGCCAAATTGCTGAGTAGCTGGAAATGATGCATTTACAATTTTAATAAATTGATCATACCAGTTTGCATTTGCCGGATCATTCCAAGTAATTGTTTGCCCTGCTAAATTTCTTCCGTTACTATCAACTACATTTTCAGTAGTTGAAACAGAAGTAAATTTTAATAATCCTTTAGAGGCAACGTTTCTCTTGGCATTGTAGCTGATTAATCTTGCTAGACGTAGGATACTTTCACGGCGTTCAGCTAGTTCTAAAAAGTTTTCACGGGCATTTAAGTCAACACGGAAAGCTATGCTTTGGCCTAAGAAGGCTATTAAATCAATTAAGGCAAGGTATTCACTAGACTCAATATAATCGTTAAAATCTTCAGGATAGTTAGTGCGAATATAGTCAATCATTGTGCGACGCAGGTTCTCAAAGTCGTAGCTTTGGAAGTCGGCGTTACGGAAAGATTGATATATTTTTTTCCAGTCCTGGGCGACTAATAGTCTATTTTGTCTAGTTGTTACACTCATGATGTGTCCTAATATTGATATTTATCGATTAAAATTATGTGCGTATATTATGCCATTAACAAGCCATTAGCTTGGTCAAAACGTAGTTGCAACTGTTGTTGTATATTATAAGTTAGATATGTTAGTGTACATTCGATTTGTATTCCGCTTTCGTATGGAGTAACTATTACCTGATCAGTCTTTACCCTTGGATCATAGTTTATAATAGAACTAACATTTTCTGTGATAAGAAATCGTGTTTCATCCGTTAATGGTTCGTATAATAAATCCCATATAACACATCCAAACCCAGGGTTCATTAATCTTTCTCCCTGCCGTGTATAAAAATGATTTATAATATCCTGTTTGATTAATTCGAAGTCAAACAGTGAATAATTTTCATTGCTGGTACTGACTGTACTAAATCCTTTATAAGTTTTTGGTGCAGTTACTCCGGATATAGGTGCTGCCGGTAATGTAATTTTATTATATAGATTTGCATTTGAGCTCATATTATTTCCTTATTCGTCCGGCGGTGGTGGTGGATTAAACGTATCTGTATTAGTAGAATATTTTTTCCACTTGCTTGGTGTAGTCATCATAACTGTACTGTTTTGCTCGTATCGACCATCAGCATCCCTATCAGTTAATGCCGGTTTAACTGCTTTAGGATCTAGGTTTTCATGCAACGACCAAGGCTCGTGCATAGGTATTCTACGCATAATCGACTTGGCATATTCTGCTCCTAGTTCGTCTGGTATGCTTGCTGTTGATAATGTCTTTGGTATATTTTCTGCTCCGGGAGGACTCGGTGGAGATGCCGGGGCCGCTGGAGTTGCTACTGTTGCAGGGTTGCCTGCAGAATTAAGATCAATTCTACCTGCAGTTGCTTTAATGTTTCCGCCACCGCTAAAATTAATCGCACTGCTTGACGTTTGATTTATAACTCCTGTAGAACTAATATTTGTGCTACCATTAGAAGTTAGTGTTAATCCACCTGCTGTATACAGATCAAATCCTGATCCAGAATTTAAAACTAATTTTTGATCAGCAAGTATATTAGTGTTTCCGTTTGAATGAAGATTTATTTTACCTGCGGTTAAAACTGAAAAATCTTTTTCAGCTTGAATAATAACATTTCCAAGGACATTTGTGCTAGTATCATTTTTAATTTGTATTTTTTGATCGTGTCCCACTATTAATAACTGATCAACTCCTACTTCTGTATGCATTTCGTTAGTAACTTTAATATTTAAATTTCTACCAGCTTCCATATTAATGTCACGCTTGGCATAAAAATTCATATCTTGTTTTGTATGCACACTTATACTATCTTCGGCATAGATGTCGATCTTGCCATCACTAGAAAACTCTATCCAGCTAGTACCGCGAGCATTACCGATATAAATTAAATCTTCGCTATTGTGAAATAATATTTGATGCCCAGTTCTAGTACGAATACGAACAAGCTCGTTATGCGGAATACCGGGCAAGCCAGTTTCATTATCTGATAAATTTGCATATTCAGGCGGGCCATCGCTTGCTGTTGTTTTACGTTGGAATGTATCATCACCGTCATCCATTACAAACGTTGTCCCGCCAAGGCGGCTTACAAATGTATTTGCTTTGCTTTCGGCTTTTCCAACAAGACCCTTTGGGCCTTCTTTATCAAGAGGCCCCGGAGTGCTGATTCCAAACACTGAACTAGGTGCTTCTCTCCTAGCACTACTACTAGTAATACCTCGTGTATCATCAACTAGTAAACCCTGTGTGTCTAATATTTTAGCAAACGGGTGTACCGGTTTATTAATTAATGTTGTGTTAGAAATAACTGCAGGATCATGTATTGATGTATTAAACTCTGCTACAGGCAATCTATCAGGATTGTCAGCATAAGATGCATTGTCATCTGGAACATTAAGTGCTGTGGCAGCAAGTCCCGGAACACTGAAATTCATATTTTCGTCAGGAACACAGCCATACCAATATCCCCTAGCCGGATCACCGTTGATAAAAATTACTAATACTGTAGTACCAACATCTGGCGGCACAAACCACATACCATAACTTTTTTGTGTGTTAGCATAATTGTCAGGATCATTTTGAATAAATTCTTGGCTAGTACTGCCGA